TCAAATAGGCCGCTGCGAGCGCACCACAGATCGGCGATGCAACAATTTCTCTAGTTGTATATCGACGCCTGGACAGGCCGCGTAAAACGCCCCCGGAGAGACCGGCGATGACAACTCCGACTTTGATGCCCAAAGCATCCAGAAATTCGTGTATTGCCATCGCTTTTCTTCATTTGGCGTCATCGCGCCCTTGAAGATGACGAGCCGCGATGGATGGATGGTCACCTGGATGCCGTTTGCACCGGTCAGCGTGTAGAGTTTCGGCCTGCCATACCATTCCGAGGCCGGATCACTGTCGATATCGCCGGCAGCCAGTTGGCGGCGTGTCAACATCGTCAGATGCTTCAGGCCGCCCTTCCCGACCTGCTCCACCTCGAGTGGCAATGCAGGATCGGCATCCTCGGTGCCGATGAACAATGCGGCACCACCGAACAGCCGCGCCTTCGTTGCCGCTTCCAGCACCTTGCCGCGTAGATTGAGCCGGCGCTCCTCCGCCTCAATCGATCCGATCTGATCGCTTGCAGCCTGCCAGTTCCGCCATTTTCGGCAGCTATCCAGCGCCGGAATATCGACGATCTTGCGCGGCAGCCAGGAGCCGCGATAGGCGGCAATGATCTGTTCGTCCGTCAGGATCGGCTGCGTGTAAAAAACCGATGCCGCCTTGTCGCGCTCGGTACCCATGCGGGATGCAAGGCTGACCAATCCGTCGCGAACCATCGAGAATACCTGCCCCATGGACTGTCCTTTGATAGCGATGTGATGAAAGACCCGCGCTGGGCGAGCCTAGAAATTGCTGAAGCTGAAAGACGAACTCAGCGCGAGCTCATTCAAAGCGTCGGCGAAAGCATCGACCTGATCGTCGAACTGCCCATTTGGAAAGGCACAGATCTCATCGAGAAATGCCTCATTCCAGTCCCCGCGCAAAAGCTTGACGTTTCCGGCTTCCGCCTGCGCCGAAGCTGGCTTGGCGCGCGTGGCCTTGTCTCCGGTCGGAGATATGGCCTTCACCGGAAAGCCCGCGAGCAGTTTGATCTTGGTTTCCGCATCAGCCTTACCAGCCGCTCCGGGGTCCTGCGGCATGCGGATGGTCACCGTCGGCCCATCCTGCGATGCCGCATTCCTGAGATTGCGCTCCACCTCGGCAGGCGACCAGCGTCCCCGCGCAATGGTTTCGACATAGAAAACACCATCGACCAAAGCCATCCGCAAACCAACGGTCCAGTCGGGCTTGCGGCCGGGCCGCGCCTTTGAAGCGGCGAAATCCCAGGCACGGCAACGCTTTGCTCCGGCCGGTATGACTTCGACAATTTCGAAATCGCCTCGCTGGAACAGGCCACCCGAGCGCGGCGCAGGCCGCTGCTGAAATTGACCGGCCACGGCATAGCTGCCCAACGGTATTTTGTCGCGTTCGACGACCGCCCGAGGGAAGCGCTCGGGGAAAAGCAGTTCGCCCTCCTCCACCCTCGGATCAACAAATCCGATTGAGGTCCGGCAACGGCGCTCCGGCTCGAATTCCATCGGCAGCATAAGATGCTCATAGCCAAGCCCGAGCGCCAGGATGGTACCAGAGACGTCCGCCTCATGCAGCCGCTGCATCACGACGACAATCGCCGAACGCTGGGGATCATTAAGGCGTGTCGGCACGGACTCCCGAAAGGTGCGAACCGTCGACAGACGCTCTGCCTCGGATTCCGCACCGTCGACCGAATGCGGATCATCGATGATAACGCGATCGCCGCGACCACCTGTCAATCTCGAGAAGGGCACGCCCTGACGCGAGCCTGTGCGGGTATTGGCGAAAGCCATCTCGCCCGTTCTCGTCAGCTTGACCCGATCACCCCAGAGCGCCTGATACCATTCGGAGGCAACAAGGTCGCGCATGCGCCTGTTGTCACGCTTGGCGTAATGTTCCGAATAGGAGGCGCCGAGATAGCGCATCTGCGGCTTTCCCTTTGGTCCCCACTCCCAAGCGGGCCAGAAGACGCCGCAGAGAAGCGATTTCATCGTGCCTGGCGGCACATTGATAAGGAGCCGGGTAATGTCGCCCGCGGTCACCGCCTCGAGATGCCGGCAGATGGCATCAATATGCCAGCCATGGACATAGTCGACCGAGGGCTCGACGACGTGCCAGGCTTCTCGAACGAACCCAGTCAGCGATTGGCAGCTGGCGCGAATTCGCTCCGCATCCATGGCAATCTGGCTGGCGCACTCGACTTGCTCGCGCTCAGCTGTCCGCCTCGCCCTCTCCTCTCGGATCGCCACCATCATCACTGCCGGATCCGACAAGCGGACCGAAGAGGGATTCGAGTATCGCAAGCTGTTCATCCGTGGCATTGGTTAAGTCGATGGTGAAACCGTGCGCCCCCTTGCCTGCGGCGCCTGAACGCTCGCTCGGCTTCTGGTGAACATAGGAGGCCGCGATCTTTGCCATTTCGTCGCGCCGTTTCTGATCCGCCTCGCCGTCACGCATCACTTTCAACATGTAGTCGAGCGGCGTATCGTCGGCAGGAATGGCCTTGCGACGGCGTGCACGCGGCTTGCGCGGCGCGACCGGCTTGTCGGCATTGGACATGCTTCAGATTTCCAATAGAATTTCGGGGAAAGGCAAGCGGCTCAAAACATCGCTCGCGGTCGACAGTGCATCACTGCAACTGTTCTCATCATGCCAAAAGTAATACCCCATTTCGGTGCTTTTGGCGACACCCTTGGGAGCCAATCGTCCTGCAAGGAACATAAGCTTTGACGACGGCGGAGAATAACATTTTGAAATTACTTGTAAATATTGCGTTTTGCAGTCCGACATTTTGAAGGACATAGTATTCGATCAAGATATGATGGCTTCAAAACAGACCGAAGAGGCACGATCAAATTCAACCAACCACAAGCCGCATGCAGGCCAGGGCCACTCTCCCCCAGCTACGGAATAGAAGTCAGAAGACATCATGAGCGATGATTGGATTCGGCAGTTTATCGTTGCCAATCTCCCGGTCCTGCCGGTTCCCGGCATTCCGGATCTACGTCTGCACAAAGCCGCCCCGCAAAGCGGCCTGCGGCGCCTTGCCGATCGGGATCGGCAATTCGGTTCACCCTATTGGGCACATTATTGGGGTGGAGGCCTGGTTCTGGCTAAGTATCTTCTCGACAGGCCGGAAACCGTCGCGGGCCGCCGCGTGCTCGATCTCGGTGCCGGCTCTGGAATTGTCGGGATTGCAGCAGCGAAGGCAGGGGCCACGGAAACATGTGCCGCCGATGTCGACTCCTATGCGATGGTCGCCATCGAGCTGAACGCAGCCATCAATGAGGTCATAGTTCGACCCGTTCTCGCCGACCTGACGAAGAGCGAACCGCCTGATGTCGACGTCATCTGCGTCGGCGATCTTTTCTACGAAGCAGCACTTGCCAAGAGCGTCACAGCATTTCTGGATCGCTGCCTGGAACGGGATATTGTGGTTCTGATCGGCGATCCCTGGCGCGTCTATCTGCCAACAACGCGACTGCGGCTCTTGGCGGAGTATGCCGTACCGGACTTTGGTGAGGACATCGCAAGTACGCGGCCGGCCGGCGTTTTTGCCCTTGAGAAGTAAAGTCACCGAGAGGTGAGGTAAGTTAGGAATAGGTTCGGCGGCTATGCGGAGTCAGACCGCAAGTGCCGCTTTCGCTCAGGCCTTCATCTTGGCACGTCTGCGGTTCTCCCGCTCCAATCGTTTGGCCAGTTCGGCAAGTTCGGGGCTTGCGGCATCGAAGACCGGCCGGGCATCGTCCGGCAACCAATGCGTCTTGTGTCGGGATGCCGGTGGTTTCACCCGTTCGGCGCCGCCGGGCGAATTGGGCATCATCGGCGCGATGCGCGACCAATCAGGCTCCTGCAATAGCGGAGCGATGGCAAGAAGCGCGCCCGCAAGGCTCTGAAACTCGCCCTGAATGCGTCGCTCGGCGGTGCGGCGCACGCGCCCGGTTCGAGCGCAAAAATCCCGGAAAGATCCCGCGACATGGGGCGCAGCAAGGCACACAGACCACCGCGAGAGCAGGATACGCCGCTCCTCGTCCCTGACATGAACACGCAACCATTCCTGCAGGACCTCTTCCGCCCGGCTGATCGCCGCGGCACTTGGGCGATAGCGGATGCGGATGTCCGCGTGATCCGTCGGTTCAGGCAAAACTTCGGGCCAAAGCGTCCGCATCCGGTCTGGGCGAATGCCGCGCACATCGAGATGAACCATCGTATCGGCAGCTTCCACGAAGCGGGCACGCACGATCAGGCTCAAATCGGCGATATCAGCCGCGCGCTGGGATAGATCGTCAAACTGCAAGGTGGGCCGGTACATCAAGGCGTTTCTCCAATTCATGATAGATGAGCGTGCGCAATGTCGCCCGAACGGGCCATGGCCGCCGCGCGACCGCGTCCGTGCGCAGCGAGCCGAGGGCAATATCGTCGAGAGCGCCGAGCAGATCACCTGGACGCTGCAACGCCCAGTCCTGACGCTGTGCGAGAACATCGGAAACCGCGCCGATCGTATCCGACCAAAGCTCGTCACGATTGTTGCCGGTCTGCCGGATGCAACGTAGAACGAAAACCAGATGTCCGTCGCCATAGCGACCCCGGATTTCCTGCATCGTGCCGCGTGCATGGCTCTCTGCCGGCGCGCGGCGGCGATGGACCGGAACGAGCTTGATGCCTAGACCGTCAAGAAGAAGATCGAGTTTACCTTTGGCCATGACCTCATAAACTCCTGTTGTGATTGAATTCCTGCCTGTTCCATTCCGCGGAAGGCTCAAGCCATTCGCCCGGCGGCATTCGCGGCGGTAGCCGGTTTGGGCTTGAAGAATGCCTCCGCCTTCGAGATCACCTCGACCCGAGCTCCATCGCGCATCATGGGTGTATTGAGATAGGCGACCATCGCCTCGCCGGCCGCTGCCTTGGCGGCGTCCGGCGTTGCAAAAACGATCGGCTCGCCACGGCTGTCGCGAAGGACTTCGTTCGTCGCCCGGTGCACTTTACGGATCCAGCCGTGATGACCGCCGGCAACGGCTTCAGTTCCAATTTGAAATTCGTTCATAGCAACCTCCTCCGGCGAATTGAGCCGGATCTGTCTGTTCAGTTTTCGGTTAGGTCCTGGTGGGCTGGCGCTCGCTATCGTCGACGAGTCGTCACCGAAGGTGTGGCTTCGTCGCGGCGAGCGTTCACAACTTCACCGATCCGGAAGTGAATTTGATCTCCCTCCGGGGCACCGGAGTCTTCGTCCTCAGCCTGCGCGGAAGCAGGCCCGAGAAGGAAGGAGCGCACGGCAATCAATATGCTGACGAAAAAGAGTGCCGCACCAATGCAAGCGAAAAAGGCTTGAAGCATTTCGATCATGGCAGCACCTGCCGATCGGTTGCCTCGGCGGCGGATTTTGCTTCCGGCATCTGCGTCGGCTGGATGTCCGTATCGCAATCCTCGCAATGCCGCTCGATAATCTCCGCGATCGACAGCGCCCGCAAACAGCCGGGACATCCCCAGAAGCGATCGAAATATCCGACCTGAGATGCCGCCTTCCCACTTCTATTGCCTGTGACCATGCCATCGCTCCTAAAACAGTCATTCGTCGCTCGCACTCTCCAGCCCGCTCATCAGTTTATCCGAGAACTGTGCTGCCGGCATCTTGATAGACACAAAATATGTTGATAATAATGGCGATGTCAACATGATTTATGTCATAAATTTTGCAAGGGTCGAAACATGCAGAGATCTATGGGCGAACGACTGAGAGCGGCGCGCGAAGCCGCAAATTATCCATCAGCCACAAAGGCGGCGGAGGCACTGGGCGTGAGCCTGTCGACCTATCGCGCGCATGAAAATGGCCAGAACGAGTTCAGCGCCGAGGTCGCCAATCGCTACGCCAAGAAGTTTGGCACGACGGCGGCCTATCTGCTGACCGGCGAAGGGCCGCGTAAGACTGCGCGCCCGGCGCCCAACATCGTCACCTCCTTCGATCCGGACGAACAGGACGAGGATGGATTTGCCGAGAGCGGCGACGAACTGAGTTACAGCCGCGAACACTGGAAGCCGCAGATCGAGGGCGCAACGCCTGAAGTGGATGTCAAACTCGGCGCCGGCAGCGGTATCGTCGGCGAAGTCATCAATCTCCCCGTCGGCTCCGGCAATGTCGCCGGGCATAAGATCGTCGCTGAATGGCTGATCCCCAACGGCTATCTACGAAACGAGGCGAAGGCTTCGCCGAACCACACGATCATCATGGAAGTCATCGGCGATTCCATGCAGCCGACCTATATGCCGGGCGATCGCGTCATCGTCGATCTCTCGCAAAACCAGATGACGACAGATACCGTCTACGCCATCAGCGACGGCTATACGGAACCGCAGATCAAGCGCTTGCAGCGGGTTCCCTTTACGCAGCCGAGCGAGGTCAAGATCATCTCCGACAATCCGGCGCTGGAAACCTTCACCGTCGAGTTGGAGCGGCTGACGATCATTGGCCGGATCTGCGGCCACATTGCCCGCAAATAACAAGACACAAAGGCCTAGAACACCTTTGGTGTTTCGCCGGCATGAATAAACATAAATTATGTTGACATATATCGTGTCGAATGGCAGTCTCCCCGATAAGAGCCGTTGGCACTGAACGGAATGAGCCCGAGCAAGCATGAAACCTTGCCCGAAGTCAGCGAAACCGGACGGGCCATGTGCGTCGATTGAAAAGCCGCAAGGTTGTTGAAAAGGGAGTGTCGTGAATGCCGATAAAGCCGAATGCTTCGACGATTGCGCCAGCGGATGCTTCGAAGATAGTAGGGATAACAGCTTCACAAAGGCTGATATCGTCGGCCGGCGCAGCGGGAGAATGACCATGTATGTCCCGCCATTTTCCTGCGAGGTTTCATTCGACGAACTCTGCATCCGCCTGTGCGATCGCTGGGAAACAGGGTTGCTGTTGTACGGGCGCGCTGAATTAGCATCGGCGGGAGCCGATTATGAGGACGAATTCTATGTATCGACCATCAGGCTGGATGGCGGCGCCAGGCTCGCGCGGCCAAACGCGTCGAGCAGTGCAAGCAGCTTCGAGGCCGAATTGTTTCGGCGCATCGCCGCCGTTATCGAAGATGACCGGACGCTAGTCGGACGTCACGCCGCCGAACTTTTCGCAGGTGAGTTGGAGCAATCCAGGGAAGCTGACTATGATCAGAACTACAAGATCGTTCGGGAGACGCACCTGGAGCCGCTCGCAAGTTCATTCTAA